AAACAGGGTAAGTAAACAGACCAGAATCGACCGCGTCGATTCAGTACGGTAAAACGCTAAATGGTGTCGCTACCACTCTCCGTGCGACTCTTTGCGGACGATCTGAATTGCCGCGTCCGCGTCGGCAGTCGATACGACGTACAACGTGCTGATTCCGGGGCCAATGGTTTCGTTGCCACCGTCCGCGACCCACAGCTTCTCGTCTTCCACGGTGTTGTCGGCGGTGATCGTCGCGCTGCTCGTTGACAGCCACGCTGACTTCGCGGAGTTTGCATCGTCGTTGCCGGCGGAATCCTTCCCGGTGTGCGTGAACTTGTACGCATACCGCGGGTTCAGTGCCAGCGTGATTTCGGTTGCGCCCGTCAGCGAAAACAGGCCGAAGGCGTCTAGTTTATCCCACGCCATTGGCGTTCTCCTTTACATTGCACTGTTATTGTGGTATAATGACAAACGGCCACGCAGTTCAAGCTGCATGGCCGTTCTAACCACTCTCGTTACAGGAGAACGATCATGGCTGGTACTGATTCTACCGTACTCCCGTCCCGCGTGAAAGATTTGACTGGGCAGGTGTTTGGCCGGCTGGCTGTCGTGGAATACGCAGGGCTCGGCAAGAGGAGGCAGGCGTTCTGGTTGTGTCGCTGCAAATGCGGTGCAATAGTAACCGTCGTCTCTGGCGATCTCTGCCGTGGCCAAACCCGCAGTTGCGGATGCCTGAAGGCTGATCTTGCTCATGCTCGACGCTTCAAGCATGGGCTGTCGACAACTGGCACATACAACAGTTGGGCCGCAATGATTAGGCGATGCTTCGACGCCACCAACGATTCCTACCCCCGTTATGGCCACACGGGAATTACGGTATGTGAGCGATGGCTGTCCTTTGAACACTTCTTCGCCGATATTGGGCACCGTCCATCGGCCGCGCACAGCATTGAGCGGATTGACGGCAATGGCAACTACGAACCGGGAAACTGCGTATGGGCGACAGCGAGTGAACAAGCGAGAAACCGCAGAAACAATCATGTGATTACTTTTGCTGGTCGAACATTGTGTATCGCTGAATGGAGCAATCGCACAGGTATTCATGCCAGCACGTTGTGCAAACGCCTGAATGACTATGGATGGTCGGTTGAGCGTGCCCTTACAACACCTGTCCATGCTAAAGCTCCGATCCGTCCAGGCTGACGCTGCCCATGCGAGCCGCCCGAACCCAGGAACTTGACATGCTGCGCCGACCATCTGCCGTCGCGTCGGGTCCAAGGCTCATGGGGCTGGACTTGTGCTGATCCGCCATAATCGCCAGCGGAAGCAACTGGAGCAACTGTTTTTCGTGAATGCCTTCGCCATCGTCCAGGTTGTGTTCCGCTGCGGCCAGACACGCTTCCGTAATGACGACCGCAAGCGTCTCACCGCCAACCGGGTACTGGTTCGTGGCGTCTATCATCGTGGGTTTGAGGGTCATGTTGGCATAAAGCGTGTACTCGTCATCCGGCGTTGGATACAGAATCAACTGCCTGCCAGACCCTACCTCGGGGTCGAATTCCGCGGTCCGCACGGAAAAGTACAGCGGGCGACCTTCTTCGTCGTCTCGTTGCTGCCACCGACGAATCTGGCTGTCACTTCTCTCCCTCACGGGCGGATAGAATGTGTCTTCTCCAAGGGCGTAGTGCATCTCGCTTTCAATGCTCTCATACCCAGTTGGCAGGTCGTAAGCAGACGTTCCGTCGACAGTCGAGATCGTTTTCACTGGTTTGAAGAACGACCAGTCGTAGGCCGTGTACACCCGATTCAGTCCGTCGCGAATGCAGTCGTGAATATCGGCGAGCGAATCGTTCTCAAAATCCGACCGCTGGCCGAACAGAAATCGCCCTATCCTCTCAACGAGGCTGGAATAACTGACCGTCATGGCGGCTGGAGTGGTCATGTGAAACTCCTGGCAAGGAGTGCCGGGGGCGAGCGAACCCGCCCCCGGCGGTCCTAAGGCTGATTCCTACTCGTACTGAGCGCAGGCCCACCAGTCCACGTTGACCGTGACTGCCGTATCGCCCGCTTTGTCCTTGATGCAGACATACGGAGCCAGGAATACGTCGTTCGGGAACGACGCCACCTGAATCTCCGAAGAGGTCAAGCGGGCCGGCGTGGTGGTTCCGCCGGGCATGACGCCATCGACGTACCACTCTACCGTTTCCGGGTTGGCGCGGTAGCGGAAGCCCAGCTTCTTGTACGTCGTCGCCGAAGCGGTGAACGTCGCCAAAGCATTGAGCTTCGTCTTGGTCGCTCCGTCGATGTAATCGCCGTCCGCGTCCTGGTACACACCGTCGAAATCGCCGGTTTCGGCAACCAACTTAGCAAAGCCGAGGAAGTCTGCATCCGCAGCCATAACGTCGGAATCGTCGAAGAACTTGTCCGTCACGATCATGCCGGCGTCGCCAAGCCCCAACGCGATCGTCACCTTGTCGGTCGTGATGTTGTTGATTGCCAAGCGGCACTCGAATGCCAAGTCCTTGTCGGCCAGTTTGAACGGGGCGGAAGAGGTCGAACCCCACTTCAGCACGATCTCGTCCTCCTGGGTATCGCCGGCAGTGACGAAACTGAGGACGCCCTTGGCACCTGCCGTGTCGGCGATCTTCGCCAGGCTGCCGCCTGCAGTGACGAGATGCGCATACGTGCCGTCCAGCGACGTTTCGTTGAAGGTGAAAAAGTCGTCGAAGAACCCAAACGCCGGGTTTCCGCTGGCACTGACCGCGCAGTTGCCGTTGGGGCCGAAAGCCGTCGGCGGCGCGAACCCCCGCCATACGCGAGGCGAGAAGAGTCTGGTTGACATGTCTTCAAAGTACGCGTGCATGATTGCACTCCTTGTAAAGCGGGAGTTGTCCCAGCCAAGGGTGGGCGTTATCCCTGTAAGTGAAATTGAAGGGGGCTCCTATTTAACGTCGCTGCCCCCGTGCGACGAGGAGTACTACGCAGTCTCCGTGACCGTACTCGTGCAGTAACCGCGGAAGTTGCCGCGGCGGTTAAAGCATACGATTTGCACCGAGTCGTCCATGCACCGCACTCGCACGTTCGACATTTCGGGGTGCTGGAACGCCTTGCGCTTCCGCATCTGGCGACCCTCGGCGTAGTACGCCTTGAAGGTCGCCCAGTTGACGCCCAGGATGATCCCGTCCGTACGGGCATTCACGCTGGCGGCATTCGTCCAGGCCGGCACCCAGTTCAGTGGGACGCCACGGATGTAAACCGTTCCGCTGTGCGCCGCCATGTCGTCGCCGATGTTGTCGTTGCCCAACTGGAGCAACTGACGAGCTTGCGCGAGGCGACTGTGCGTGGTCAGCAACTCCCAGTCGTGACGCTTCTGGTTCACGATGTCGGAACGCTGCACCGGCGGCATGAATTGGCAGAGGTCCATCGAATTGATGACCTTCTCCACGAAGTCCGCGCGATCCACTTTCGTGTACGGGAACGTGCGGTTCCGCCACTGATCGTAGGTCGTGCAGGAAATCCCACCAACGCCGTTGGACCCCCAGCCGACCGGCTCGTAGCCGTCGAACCCTTCTTCCGAGTTGTTCTCGGTGGTCGAGTCGTCCGTGGCGGTGATCCACCACAGCAAGGACACGGGCGGGAACGGGGATTGCGTCGGGCTGGACGGGCCAGGGCCGAACATCAGGTCTTCCATGCCGGTGTAGAACGACGTAATCAGGTCGTTTTCGAGCGACTCGATGTAGTCGTAAATCTGACGACCGCCGGTGCGGAAGATTTCCTCGTCGATGTCGTAGTGGTAGTTGTTGGTGGTCAACCCCCACTTCAACTCGCCTTCGGTCAGCACGTTCACGCGGGTCGAAGAGTCCCGGTGGTACAGACCGACAACCTGGAAGTTGTCGTTCGTGTTCACCTTGACCTTCCACTTGCACTGTGACGTACTCATCGTGTCCTTCTTCAGGTTTCCGCTGAATAGACGCGATGCGTACTTGTACTCTTGCAGCGGCAGGGACAAGTCCTGTGCCGCCAGTCGGTCCTCACCAGCGAACTTCTGGTGAATCCCAGCCACGAAATCATCAATCTGTTCAATGCCAAGCGCCATGAGGTCGCTCCTTTATTCAGCCCCGCTCCAACTCCCGATAGAGCCGGTCGGCCTCGTCCCGTGGGTCTTCCCTCGGGTCTTGTGGTCGGGTTGCCCCGCCACCAAGCCGAATGTTGCTCTGCCGAGTGATCTTGCGAGTTCTTTGTTTCAGTTCTTTCTTGCCGATCTCGTTCGCGAACAAGGAACGAGCAATACGGCC